GGCTCTGGCTCTGGCTCTGGCTCTGGCTCTGCAACATCCTTCAGAAGGTCATCGGGATGTGCAAACCAGCCAGCATCCAGATATTCCTGAAGCTCTTCGGCTTTCACGATTTCAAAGTCGTATCCAACGCCTTTCCACTTCTTCATGTCGCCATGACGAAAGATCATGTGTGTCATGTTTGTCTCCAGATAAAAAAGGGAGCCGAAGCTCCCTCTGGTTATCACGCAGTCTGGTTAGGCAGACCAACGCCAATTGCCTCTGGTCGTACAGCACATGCTGAATACCACACAGCAATACGGCACTTACCAGACAGAGTGTTGATATCACCCTGCGTTGCGAAGATGCCGTTAACACCAATGCCAGGAATGCTGAAGGAAGACGTTTTCATACCATCAAACAGTTCATGGGTTACCGGGATCGGCTGAGACAGCAGGCGGATTGAGTCATCAGCCCAGAACACGTTAGCGGTGGTTGTTGCCACGTTCAGAACGTTTACCGGAGTGGCATCAGCAAGAGAGGTGTTTACGTTAGCGTAAGCCTTCTCTTCTTTTGTCAGTGAAGCGTCATCAAGCGCAATCGGCTTCGGCGTGATTTCGATGTGAGTACCATCGATCACACGGGTGATTGAGAAAGTCGCATCATCAGTCAGCACATTCTTCGCCATCTGAGACAGGAATTTCACACCAGTGAAGCTGATTTTGTCGCCGCGCTTAAACCCGGTGGTGGAGGATACGGTCACCGTTGCAACACGGTTGTCGACGTTCTCTTTGTTACCATCGGTATCAAGGGTGTATGCCTGCGGCTTAAACTTCTGCGCACCAGAAACAGTTACACCAGTAGCGGTTGACTTGGTAACTGCCGGAAGTTTCGGTGAGCGAAGAATTTCATCAAAGCCAGCAATCTGACGCTGAATAGTACCGTTGCGATACGCGTCTTCAGGAACGCGCCCGAAGATGTCACCATCTACCAGGTTGCGGCCTGCTTTGCGGTAATCGTCAGGGTTCAGGAAGTAACTGATGCCCATATCGCGGTTTAGCTCACGGGAGAACATCAGGCGCTCTGCATCAGACACAAAATCCCAGCCAGACAGGCCAGTAGATGGACCAATTGCGCGGGTATCGTGAACAACAAGTGAGCCCATTTCAGTTGCCTGTTTGGCAATTGCTGACTCAATGTTATTCGCCAGTTTTTTGGCGGATGCCTGGATGCGGCGACGGTAAGAACGCTCATCACGCAGGTCATCTGCACGAAGCTCGAAGAAATCGTTATCCGGATCGCCCATGTTGCATTTCACGGACAGCTCCAGAATCCCGGTTGCGTTGCCAGTTAAATCCCAGCCAGTCTGAGTTGGCGCTTCCTGCTCAACAGGCATCCACACGGTGTTGCTTGAACGTTGCATGGATTCTGCCGGAGGGGTGTATTTTGTCACTTTGGACGCCATTGGCGTCAGGTTCTTGACGGTTTCGATGATTTCATCCAGAGCATACGTGACCAGTTGACCTTCATTTAATGCCATTATCGAATTCCTTTATTCAGTTGCGCCTTGAGCTTGCGGTACGTCTCTACATCCCCTTTGCTTGCTGCCGCCTCCATCTGCTTTTCAATCGCAGAGATATTTGCAGCAACAGCATGTCCCTGAATGGGTTCATCAGGTAACGGGGCTTCTGAAACAGGCTTGGCTCGAGGCTTGAGAGTTAAACGCTCTGACAGTCGAGTGAGTTCAATCAGCGCGGATTGCCCGTCCATCGCCAGCAACTGGCGTGTTTTCTCAGGATTAGCACCAAGGTGATACATGAGAGCGGCGGATTTCTCCGGGAAGAGGCGCATGATGTCGGCACCGACTGCTGGCGGCACCAGTTGCATGAATGCATCCTCTTTCTCCTGATAGTCAGGGATATTGAGCTTTTCCGCTGCGTCGTAGTGCTTACGGGCTGCCTCGACGTATTGCGCTGATTGCTGGGTGAACTCCTGAGTTTTGCGACCCTGCTCGGCGACAGCCTGGCTTCGTGCGTCCATAGCCTTGATCTGCCATTCACTGTTTGCCTGCTGGAAGGCAGCCAGTGCGCGGCTCTGGTCATAGTCGTACTTAGCCAGTGCATCTTCGGAAAGATAATCGTTAGGGTCTGGTTGTTTTGGTAACTCAGGGTTCACCCGCAGGTGCTCCGGCAACTCTCCACGCTTAACTGCTTCCATCTGCTGCTCAAGCTCACGCTGGCGTTTGCGTTCGATGCGGCGACGGGCAAATTCAGCATTAGTTGCCGGGTCTTGTTTTGGTTTCTCATCGTCTTTCAGGACAATCTCAAAGCCTTCTTCCTGACCTGCGCTGTCGTTGGCATTATCGACAACTAAGCCATCAGCAGATGCCGCTGCATGATTGCCGGGCAGGGTTAATTCTTCAGAAGCCTGAATGTCGGTGGTTTGGTCCATGATTAACTCTCTCTTATTGAGGTGTCTCGGCTACTCCGCCGGAGGGGATTTGAACTTGACGCATAAGATTCGCGAAATCCATGCGTTGTGAATGAGTCTGGTCTGCATCTTTAAGAAGCAGCTCAGCGTTAGCACGAGCGTCTTTGCTGCGCTGTTGCTGGAATTGACCTACGAGCTTGAGGTACTCACGCAGTTCTGCCTGCTTGTCGAGATCCATATTGTTGAAGATTTCTGCAATCTTCGCGGCGTTGAGTTGGTTTTGGGCTTCAACCTTGGCGGCTTCAACCTGAATCTGCGCCTGTTGGTTCTCTGCCTTGAGCAATTCAGCCTGACCTTGCAGAAGGATACCCTGCGCCTGAATTTGCTCTGCTGATGGCTGCTGCGGCTGCTGTTGCGCCTGTTGCACCATCTCCATCTCTTCAGGTGTTTCTGGTTTCTTCAGCCCCATCATCACCAGTTGCTTGTTCGCGTACTCTCGCATCATCTCGACGCCTTTACCGTCAAGCAGCGTGAAGTATTGCAGCATCAGCATCTGGAACTCTGGAGTACCTTGCGGAACCTTGGTGAGCAACTCCTGAATCTCTGCGCGGTTCTGTTCCTTCATACTCTGGAAGGATGGTCCGACGTCTGTATAGCACTCATAGCGACCGCGAATGTCGTTGAGTGTGACCACATTGCCGGACTGGTAATCGACAACTTGCGCATAGAGTTGAACGTCTTTCTCGCTTCCATCTTCAAGTGTCAGCGTTACATGACGAGGTACGTCATAAATATCGTTGACCATTGAGGCATAAATCTCGCCATCACGTCGCATTGCGGTAGCCAGGTTATCCTGAAACACGTATGTCTCAAGGTCTGCCCGCATGTTCAGTTGATTGACGGTATCGAAAGCGACCTGAGAGTTTGCTGCCTGCGCATCCACGCCAAGACTAGCCACCTCTTTCACTGCGTTGGTGGCAGCCTCAAGCATGTAAGCGTTGGCTTGCGGCACTTCAGGGTTTTCCATGTAGGAGATTGGACCAATCGGCAGGTCGTTACCGTTTTCATCGGTCCTGTTCTGCAGATAGTACGGATAGTCATCATTTCCACCGTACATGTATTCGTAGCCTTCGATTTGCTCAGGGAAGAAGGTAGGTTTCTTCTTCGGTGAACGAGCAACAATATCGGCGTTGAACGACATGATCATGTTACGAAGGCGTTGACCGTCTTTCGTCAGCCTTACTACTCCTTCGTAGCACTCCTTGTCACCAGCGAATGACCATTCACCATACACTGGAACGATTGGAATATGCTCTCCTGCTATCTTCTCGCGGTCTTTCAGTATCTGCGTACAGGTGATGATCGACTTATACACACGCCGACGCTTCACCTTGCGCTCTGCTACCTTAATGAATCCACGATTAGCCAGGTCGTCGATGACGTCTTTGATATCCTGCTGGTAATAGCTGACCGGCTCACCTGTCAGCGGGTCGCGGTAGATGAAGACTTTCTCTTTCTTCTCTTCTACCTCGTAATACTCAGCGACGTAGACGACATCATTCGATACCCACGGAAACAGCCATGTGTCGTTCGGATTCTGGAAAGATGGCAGGGTGTCCGGATCAATACCGTAATCCTCTGCGAACTCTTTCCAGCCATTGCGCGACAAGGCGTTAATCACCGTGCAGTGCTTAGCGTCGCTCTTATCCATCTGCTTGCTGTTGGCGTCCCATATGACGTGTGAGCAGGCTTCATGGATTGGCAGGCGTCGGATTACCTGATTGTTGCTTGTTGGATCGTTGTCTTCGTACTGCGTGACCAGACGCCATGCACCAACGCCGGACTCTATCTGCTCACGAACGCCAACGTTAACGGCAATTTTTGCCGTATTATGGCGCATATCAGTACGATACATCCCCATCAGCACATCGGCAGCATCAGGATTAGCGCCGTCTTTTGGCCTGAAGAGAACGTCGATAGGGTTCCGGCGCATCTCTGCGACCAGCTTCCTGACCACCGGGCGAACAACATCGAATTGTCCGCGATATTGCAGGGTGGTGTAGTTTGATAGCCAGTCATCCCATTGCGACACTCGGCTAAAATACAGGTCATTTGTCGCCTCGGTTCTGGCTTCATCGCTCGCCATCCAGTCTGCGTCAAACTTACACAGAATGGAATTGAGTCTGTTTTCGTCGGCCATTTAAGTTCTCCGTGCGATGGGCCTGATTGGGGCTGGTATCTTTTTCTCTTTTGGTTTTTTGATGTCGCGCATCATTTTTGCGAAGCGGCGCATCATGTATGCATAGCGAACAGCGGATAGCACGTCGTCGTTAAGCTTGACGATTTTCCCGTTTTCATCACGGTGATAGAGGCGGAACTCCTCAAAGAATGGCTCACAGGTGTTGAATACTTTGAAGCGACCGTCGAGCATCATGTCTCGCAATTCAGTGATGCCAGGCTCAACAGCGTTACCGCCATCAGGCCATGTCGCATGCTCCTGCAACATCATAAATCCAGCGTCCGCATACTGCCCTTTGAGCTGCTCACCGCCGCCCTTCTCGTGCTGGTTTCCGTCATGAGGCCATGCGGTTGGCACTTTATGCGCCCATGGTTTAACAGCTCCCCACGCCTGAACGGCTGTCTTTTCTTTCGCCTTCCACACGCGTGAAAGGTAGATTATGTCTGCGTCCTTATCCCACCAAAGCTGAACCTGCGCCTGAGGGTGATCCCATCCGAAATCCATCCCGCCAATTACGTAGAAGTGATCAGGACACTCGAACGGCTGACACTTAATCGTCTCTTCCGGTATCTGGAAGATTCGACCGCTACCCATCGTAGGAATACCGCGAGCACGCGCCTCTCTCTCATGCTCAGGATAGGATGCGATGATTTGCTCTTTCTGCTCGTCGGTGTAGTGCTCAGCGTCATAGATGGTCATGTTGACCACTTTCTGCGACTTGCTGGGATTCTTCAGGAACTTGGTAACAACGTCAGACATCCCCATTAGCGGGGTAAACGTCAGAATTGAGAATTGCCCGTATTTGTTGGTGCGGGTAAGACCTTCGCCATAAATGCTGTATGGTGGCTCTTCGTCAAACCACACGCCGTGGATTGTGTCACCCTGCCAGCGAGCACGGCCTTGCGAGTATGGCTTGAAGTAGCAGATTGAAATGCCATCTTCAACGCCATCAGCCGTGTGATGCTTAACCAGAAGATGATCAACAAGGTTCGGAAAGAAAGGAGACTTCTTCCAGCTAATGATGTCTTCTTTCGGTATGGAACCGTAGCCAGGTTCATCATTCTCTTCGATACGACCGCACAGGATGCGTTGAGTCGTTTTGGTTACCGTCTCGTTTGTCTCGCCGCCAATCCAGAAGACAACAGGCTCATAGAAACGCTTACCTTTCCACTCACCGCCATATTTACCATCAGCAGGATAGCCTTTTGTGCCAGGATAACGCCCGGTAAGGTGAAACGCGACTTCAGCAGCACCAGTAAATGACTTACCAAGCTGGTTACCAGCCATAAAACATCGCTCTGGATAGTCATGCCCGGCGTCGATGAACTCACGCTGTTTGCTGTATGGCGTAAATTCATATAGCAGGTGTGTGTTCCGGTAGTTCTCTTCTTCTTCGAGTAGCTCGAGCAATTCTATTTGCTCTTCGTCGCTCAAGTTATCAAGAATCGCGTCCAGTTCCACGGTTGAATAGCTCCTTGATACGAGAGCGCCGCTTATCGCGATCTCCCTTATCAGGTGTCACGTCTTCAACTTGCGACTGCTCTTTGAGGCCCAAATCACGGGCGATGATGTTAGCGTTGAGAAGGTCAGCGGCTGCGCCAGAGAATTTCTGGTCGTAGATGACCTGCTCTGCTCGCGTAACGACTTCAGATAAATCTTCTCGCAGGCGATATGTTCGCCATGTTTCAAGCGTCACATCAATGAACAGAGTGAGTCCGGTAATGGTCATCGCTCGCATCTTGGCGATAGGCTCTTGTATCACTTCCCCCTGATACGAGAACGCCTTCATCTCCCATAGCGGGTTAGCTTCCACCCACTCGAAGTATTCACAACAAGCAGCCCACAGCGCCTCAGGCGATTCGAATTTAGGATTTCGCCCATGACTACTGCGGGCCTCCCAAAATCGGTTGCCCTTTGGTGCTGCCATATTTATCTCACTTAGTTGTTATTTCAGGTTGAGCATCATGCTCCGGTAGTGAACAGGTCTAACGCTTCCTTCGATTTACGCACCGCTTCGATAGTGCGGGTCGTGATATCTGAATTAGCGCCGCCTGACTGGAAGTGAATTTTAAATAGCTCAAGCTTCAGCTCGTCAGTGCCAATGAATTGAAATGCTTCTTCTGCGGCTGCGTTCTGGTTCATTACCAGTTTGTAAATCTCTAGCTGGAATTTCTGTTCTTCAGTCATGGGAATAATCTCTGCCATTATTGGCTCCGTTTATCCGTTAAAAGGGATATCAGTTAAGTTATCCCGTGCAGGGTATAAGCCATTATCAAAGCCACTCTGTAGGGAATGGCTTTTGTAATAACTACTGTTCGCTTAGCTTCTGCTTCAGCAAGTAACCTTCAAGCATCCAGATTTTGTTTACAGCATTCTGCCGGGCAATCTTCCGACCAATTTCTGCATCAAAGTTTTCAGGGCTTGCACAGGCACTCTCTCCGGTGACGGTGAAGCCATTCTTCAGCACCAGTACGCAGAAAGTGAGCAACTTCAATGGTGATAAATCACGATCGTCTTCTTCTGGTTTTTCCCTGCCACAATATTCGTTGCTGGAAATGGCACCATTACGTCCATCATAAGCAGTAAAGTAATGCTCGCTTTTAATCACGTCTTCGATGTGCTGAGGAGTGATTCGCGGGGCTGTTTTGCCTTTCTCAACGATTTCTTTTTCGATTTGCTGGTCGTTCATAATTATGACCTTGTTGGTTGTTAAAGATGTTTTTGTGATGGCGATAAAAAGGCCGCCTGAGCGACCTGTTAGTTGTTCACAACTTCCATTGCTGAAGGTTCAGCATGTCGAAAAATGAGCCGCATTTAGGGATATTTTCCATTCTTGCCCTCTCTTCAGCCGCTTTGTAATAAGCCATTGGCCTTTTCACACCATCAGCACCAGTGATGTATTCAACGCCTTCCTTCTGGTCTTTGTTTACGGAAACCATCGCAACATCTTCCACTTGTTCGTTATCGATTCAGCGGATGTCTTTCCATCAGTCCGCCACCACAAAGAATCTTTTTTGCCATAAGGCAGGAGGTTCATCTTTCAGTGG